AGCAGAATACCTTGTGGATTTCCACGAAGGCAATGCCACTGTGCTGTGTGAAGCACACATGAATGCCATGCGTGATACCTGTGAAGCCGCAGGCATACACATTGATATCTATCCGCTGCCGCCAGAAGAAGAACCCATTGTGTGTCAGGCCTGCCACTTGACTGAAGTCAAACGACCCAAGATTATACTACAGTAAGTACAACAAGATATTTGCTACAAGGAGAAACAAATGAAATATCAGATCCTACACGGAGACAACCGTGAAACCCTTAAGACTATCCCAGACAACAGCATAGACGCCATTGTCACAGACCCGCCCTACGGCATTGACTTCTTGGGCAAGGCCTGGGACGCCAACACAGGTGCGTTGGAGACATACCAAGAGTGTTTGCGTGTGCTCAAACCTGGTGGCCATATCCTTGCGTTCAGTGCCGCAAGAACATATCACCATCTTGCTGTGACCTTGGAGCAGGCAGGCTTTGAAATCCGTGATCAGATAATGTGGATCTACAGTTCAGGCTTCCCCAAATCACAAGATGTTGGTCGTAGCATACAGCGTAGCATTGGTGTTGAAGAATACGAAGCCGTTGTTGATACCACAAAGAACGCAGGATTTGGTATGACTGATCACGCTCGTGTTAGAGCAGGAGAACAATGGAGCACACAAGAAAAACAAGTAGGCAAAGTCAAAGTGACATCACCAGAAGCCAAAGTTTGGGAAGGTTGGGGCACAGCCTTAAAACCAGCACACGAACCCATTGCCTTGGCCCGCAAGCCCTTGAAGTTGAGCATAGCCAAGAACTGTCAAGCACACGGTGTTGGTGCTCTCAACATTGATGCCACTCGTGTTCCTTATGATGATGGACAAATTATTAAAGGTGGTGCTAAGATTGTTAAAATGGATGAAGCCTGGAGCGAAAACTTAGACAAAACTTCTATTGCAGAAAACAACTGGACAGGTAATGACCAAGGCCGCTTCCCTTCAAATGTGCTTGGCGACATACCAGGCTATCAAAAGTATTTTTACTGTCCCAAAGTCAGCCGTGCGGAGCGACACATTGGTTTTGAAGAGTTGCCAGCACCTTATGATCGCAGAACAGAACGAGGAGAGTCAGGTTCTGCTGGGCTACAAGGCCTACAAAAGTTAAATGGTGAGAAGCAAACTGATGGCGGCAACAACCACCCCACGGTCAAGCCTATTGAACTAATGAAGTACTTGATCAAACTCATAACGCCACCAGGTGGCACTGTGCTGGATCCATTCAACGGGTCAGGATCAACAGGCTGTGCCGCTGTGGAACTGGGTTATGAATACATTGGCTGCGAACTAGACGCCAACTATGTGGAGATTGCTACCCGGCGTATTGAAGCCTGGTATGAGCACACCAACCCCACCACATACAACCAAATATTTGAACAGGAATAAAAAATGGGCAAAGGATCAAACCCCCGACCAATTGAAATACCCAAGGAAGATTTTAGAGACAACTGGGACAGGATATTCTCACGGAAAAAGCCTGACGAGCCGGCTAAACCACCTGCTAAAACCCCAAACGCTAAATAAGCAATAAGGATAAGCCCGCAATGCTCGATATCAAAAATATCCCGGTTGAGAAGATCAACCAGAACCGCCGAATCAATGCCAACTTTGTGAGAATGAAGAACCTAATGGATGTCAAGATGGCATCTTATCTGCGTTATCTTGGCACAAAGAACGCTGTGAACCGTGCGTCAGACTACCACTACTTGTGCTTGGCTGTCACAGACTCCACAGCACCAGTAAACGGCATAGATTATATTCACCCTTCAGTGAAGCCTGTGGTAGATTATGCCACGGCTGTTATTGCCAAAGGCATTGTGCCCAATGGTGAAGTCAACTTTGACTTTGTGCCTGAAAATGAATACGATGCTGAAGCAGCACGCCAGGCCACCAACATGGTCAGTCAGGTCATCAATGAAATGAATGATCCGCACTTTGTGATGGAGCGTTGGATTATGGATGCCAACATGCACAAAAACGGTATGATGATGATCAAACCAGTGCGTGAACCCATTGTGCGTTATGTTGAAACATCAGGCACCCTGGACCAACTGCGAGCCTTTGAACAACAGGCCATTGATTCAGGACTCACACCCACACGCCAAAGCCGCAAACGCACAGGTGTTGATATGGAGGCTGTGATGGCTGAAGTACAGCAGAATCTTGCTGGTGTTGGTTCTGATGCCACTCAGACCATGTTGGACACTTTTATTGGCAGCATTGGTGAAGACGAAGAATTCCTGGACGAAGTAGATGCCGCACAAAGCATGGCTCAGCAAGTTCAACTGGAAGGCGAAGAAGCAGTGCTCAATGACGCTGTAGCACGCAACACAATCTACACTGCCAAATACAAACTAACTGGCTACAATCTCTACATCAAGTTTCATCCCATCGCACAACACTACTGGATCTGTGATCCCACAGTGGCCAAAATGGAAGATCAACCCTTCTGCGGCTACTATGATCCAATGACAATTCAAGAAGCCACAGAACTGTATCCTGGTTTGAATCTGGCTGAATTTGAACGCCACGCAGAATACAACATGAACGGTGCGTACCAAGCAGGTAGCGTGCTCAACAACTTGGCCATTCACGCTCGTGACAGCGTGCCTGTTATGGGTGTGCCTGTGAGTTCAGCAGCATCAGCAGATCCAGACAGCCGCCAGATCACTGTTGTCACAGTTTGGAACCGCTACGACATTGACGGCGATGGTGAACTGGAACTGGTTGAATTGATCTACTCTGGTTCCTACATTATTTCGGCACGCGAAGTAGAGTTTATCCCTGTGGCCAACATGTGCCCCAAGCCATTGCCAGGCAACTTCTACGGTATGAGCATTGCTGAATCAGTGATTCCAATGCAGGAATACAACACATCAGCAGCACGAGCAGAAATACAACTGGGCTTGCTGACAGCAACACCGCGTATTGGTGTCAAGCCTGACCGTGTGGACTTTGAAATGATGCAGGACGGCGAAGCAGCCATCTTTATCCTGGATTCAAAGTTCGATCCTACCAAAGATATCTATCCAATGCCACCTCCATCAGGCAATCTCCAGTTCCTGGAAGTTGCTATGACTCGTATCCAACAGGACACAATGGCCATGGTTGGTATGACCACGCCACAGGACACATTCAATCCTGAAGTTATGGCTCCAGGCAACTCGGGCGTGAAACTACAACTGGCTCTAACACCAAACCAGATCATACAAGACAACACTGTACGCAATGCTGCTGATGGTCTCAAGCAAGCAATCTACTTGGTATGGCGTACCTTGATTCAATACGGCGATGACCACGGTGTCAAGCGTATTGCTGCCAAGTTCCACCCAGAATCAAAGCCAGAGTTCTTGGACTACACACGCTGGGACGCTATGGAAATGTGCGATCGCAAGCACATCCAGATCGAACTGGCTCTGGGTATGCAATCGCAAGAGAACGCCATTGGCCGTCAGCAACTGATTCAGAAGTGTCAGATGGATCTCTACAATGTGGTACAAAACATGGTGGCACAAGGCACACTCAACGAAACAGTGTATCAAAAGATCAAGCGACCATTTGCTGAAACCTTGTACATCCTGGGTGTCAAAGATGCTGACACATACCTGCCCAGCGATGAAGAAATCATCAAGATGGTGGAATCAGGCAAAGCAGCAGCAAGTCAGCGTGAGCCTTCACCAGAAGACAAGCAGCGTCTCAGCGTTGCTGAACTCAATGCTGCCAAGACACAGCAAATACAAGCAGAAGTGGCTGGTCAGGACCCTGATACACAACTGAACTATATGGCCATGGCCATGGGCAAAGCCCAGGACTACGGTCACTAAGCACTGAACACACAAAGGAACTGAAATGATAAGTGAAGAAGCCATTGAGGCCTACAACACACGACTCACTGTTGATGTCAGCAGTATTGAACGATTGACGCCAGCACAGCGTGACACAGTCAAAGGCTACGGCTCACAGGCCGAAGCACTGCTCAAGTCTCGCGACCTGGCTCAGTTCATACATCACTACAAGTTCATGCTGGCTGACACGCAAAGTGAACTGAGTGCTCACACAGCAGAAGCCAACAGTGAACGAGTGGCCATTGCCAATCAACTGGTTGGCATCACTGGCTTTGTCAACAGTCTCAAGCGTGCTGTGTACTACAAGAACAAAGTGATTGCCTGGGAACAGAATCCCGCAAAGGTCAATCAAAAGACGGAATTAAAACAGGTTTTCGATCCGAATCGCTAAATATCCTTGTCAAGGTAACCGAAAGGCCCTTGTTAAAATTTAAGGAAAAACATGACAGAACTGATCAAGCCTAACATCCCGATCACGGATGCGGCCACTGACAACACTGCAGGACCAACTTTGGGTTCTATAGCAGAGAAAATGGCCGTGATGCGTGAAGCCACGCTGCGTAACCAGATCCGTGCTACCGAAGATACTGCAACAGGTCAAGAGGAGAGTAAGGCAGAAGCCTCAAGCCCTGTGGCACCCAATGTGCCAGAAGATGACGACATTTTTGCCCCGGAACTGACAGAAGGCACTGAAGAGGATCTCGCCCAGACCGAAGAGTCTGTAAGCGAACCTGATGCTTCAGACAACACTTCGGCAGAAGAACTGATCGACTTTATTGAATTTGCTGACACAAACCCGAACGCCAAGTTCAAGTTTACTCGCAACGGTAAAGAGATCGTAATTGATGCCAAGCGAGCCGCTGCTATTCTAGGACAAGGTGGAGCCATCCACGAAGATGCCCGACAGTTGAAAATCGAGCGTGCTGAGTTTGATGAATATATCCGGGAAACTCGTAGCCGCCAGGAAGGTTTGACACTGGCAATGGAATTCACAGTTGAACCGCAACTGCAGAAGGCCTATGATGAGATTGTGAAAACGCAGGGTTACCAAACTGTGTTCCAACAACAACTTGCAGCCGTATCGGATCCTGCCCAACAGGCCAGAATCCAGGCAAGCATGCAGCAGAATGAGCAATACATTCGCCAGCAGCAAGCAGTTATTGGACAGTTGAGACCAGCAGTGGATCAATTCCGTCAGGTACGCCGACAGCAAGTGCAGGAAATCTTGGAAAACAACCGCAAGGCGTTTCAAGACAAAGAGTTGAAAAACGAATATGTCTATAACGAACTGCGTAGCAAGGTTGAAAAAATGTGGACCGGAGCCCGTAATGAACTTGTGCCTGGAGTGGCCAACATTGACCTGATATCATCAGATGAAACACTGCTGGGACTGGTGCGAGACGGACTAAAATACCGCAACGCTGCCAAGCCCAAGACAGCAGGTGCCAGCATAGCACAATTGACCAGTCGGAAAGGCTCTAGCACTCAACGCTCAAGCGATGATGGTGTGAGCAAACTTCGTGAACAAGCCAAAGCCGGTGATAAAAAAGCCGGAGACAACCTCTTGGTGCAGCGTCTCGCACAGATTCGTGGCA